CATCAGCTATGATAACAGGTAAAGATTGGAAAAGAACCACATTCGGAAGAATGGTTCAAAAGCCATCAACTAAATTTCCTGAAACAAAAACTGATAATAGCGCAGCCGCAATAGCTTTAGCAGCAGGAGAAGCCGCTATGGCAACCGCCAAAGAGAAAGAAAAAGCTAGATTACGTGCTTCTTCAGGTAGGCGTTCATTGATTTCAACCAGTGGTCGTGGCGTTCTTGAGCCGGCTACAACCAGCAAGAAAAAACTAACAGGGGAATAATATGCCTGACCCTAAAAGGCTTATCAGTAGACTAGGCGAATTGAAAACCGCAAGAGCGCCATGGAATGCTTTACATGATGATGCTATCAGATACTCCAATCCAAGCAGAACACTATCATCGGGCATAGCAGAGCCGGGCAGTACAAAAACATCACAAATCTATGATAGTACGGCTATTTATGGCAATCTAACACTAGCGGCAGGTCTATTTGGTGCTTTATATACTGGCAAATGGTTCAAATTCAAAACAAGCGATAATGTAATCAATGAGGATTATGGAGTTCGGGAGCATCTAGCATTCTTGACAGAAAAGATGCAAGCGGAGTTATTAGAAAGCAATTTCGGTACACAGATGTTGCAGTTATTAATGGGCTTAACAAGTATCGGCACAGCTTGCATGTATGAGGAAGAAGGACAGGACACTACGCTTAATTTCAGCACAAAGCACATATCACAGTTTTATCATGCAGAGAATAAGACGGCATTGTAGACACTGTTTTTAGAGGATTCACGTTTAAGGTTAGACAGGCTGTTCAAACTTTTGGACTTGATAATGTTGGGGAATCTATAAGAAAATTATTTATAAAAGGAGAGTTTGAGCAAGAGTTTTCGTTTCTTCATGCGGTATATCCGAGAGAGGACTACGACACAACTCGACATGATAATACTAATATGCCTTATGCTTCTATTTATGTAGATTTAAAAGATAAAAAGATTGTTAGGGAATCCGGTTATATGAGGTTTCCTTACATGGTCCCACGTTGGGGCAAGAATCCCGGAGAGTTATGTGGTAGGTCTCAAACTATCAGGGCATTATCTGAGATTAAAATGCTCAATCAAATGGCTTATACTATCATTCGTGCTGGTCAATTAGAAGTTGATAAGCCTATAAGTGCGCCTGTTTCTATGGAAGGTCAAATAGACATGAATCCTAGAGGCATAAACTACCATGAGGATGGTAGCACGGATAGAGTTGAAGTAATTGACAGAAAATCTAATTTTACTATTGGTCAGGAGTTGAAGAACGAAAGCAAGGAACTTATAAATAATTTCTATTTTGTTCCTCAGTTCTTAGCTTTAAGTCGTATCACAAAGCAAATGACAATCCCTGAAGTAATGGAAAGAAAACTAGAAGGATTGCGTATTCTTTCGCCTATACTTGAACCCGTACAAAAGGAGTTGTCTGATCCGTTGATAAAACGTTCATTCGATATTTGTAAGCGCAAAGGAGTATTCGGACCAATAGATGAGAACGAAAATCTTATAGATACACCGGAAGCATTGAGAGGTGTGTCAATAGAAGTGGAATATACATCAAGCCTTGCAATGGCATTAAGAATGCAAGAAGTACAGTCATTTATGCAGTCTATGGAGCTTGTTGCTCCGTTGTTCGAGGGCAACGAAAATGCAATGGATAATATTGATATTGATGATGCTATTCGTGGCACTCTTGAACGTAGCGGTGCGCCTCAGAGTTTTATTAGAAATTGGGACATAGTTGTTGAAATGAGGCAAGCAAAGCAAGAGGCTATGCAAGCTGCTGCTCAAGCTGAAAGAATGGAGAAAGCGGCAGATATAACGCAGAAACTATCGGGGAAGGTCGATCCTTCTTCTCCGTTAAAAGATATGTCGGATAATCCCGAGCAATTAGCAGGGGTAGTTTAAAATGAAGTCTAATAGCGGATTAACTTTAGCTAAGATTCTTAAAGCAAAGAGAGGATTTGAAGCTGAACCAGATGATACAATTAAAATAAGAGGGAAGAAATTTCTTTATATAACGTATAACAAGATGGTTCGAATGGAAAGATTTATTAAGAAATCTTTTAAACCAATAACAAAAGGAGCGTAAAATGGCAACAAAAAGAAGTAATACAGGCAGAGGTAGCACAGGCAGAGGTTCAAAAGGTGCATGTGGTGGAACAAGAAAAAGAGATGGCTCTGGTGGTGGGAGAGGCAATAGAAATACCTCAAGACAACCTCGTAAGAAATAATGGATGATAAGAAAAAAGCACTGATAAGAGACTACAAACACACTTTTGGCTCAGATCATGGGAAGCGTGTTTATGATGATTTAATGGAAAGATGCAGAGTATTCAAGACTACTCATAGTGTTGAGAATGCTAATCTCACTTTTGTAATGGCTGGTATGAGAGAGGTCGGATTAAGAATCTTTAATATGAGGGGATATACTTTCCTCAAGAAAAAGACTAAAAAGGCAAAAGTAGTTGAACAACCAATAATAACATAACAAAAAAAGGAGCGAATGATGGGCGATATATTTGAAGAAGGCACACAAGATTTCGTAGCAGATGGCGCATGGATACCAGAAGAACTCAAAGGAGAGGAATCACTTAAAGAGGTACATAATTTTAGCGACTTGACTAAAGGCTATGTAGAGGCTCAGAAAACTATCGGTAAAAAAGGCGTTATCATCCCGGGTGATGATGCAAGCGATGACGAAGTCAATGCTTTTCATACAGCAATGGGGAGACCTGCTACATCACCGGAATACAAGTTCGATAAACCAACGCTTCCTGATGGCATGGAGTTTGACGAAAAGATGGATGCTAGCTTTAGAGAATTTGCTTTTAAGAACGGCTTTAGTCAGAAGAAAGCTGCGGCAGCTAGTGATTGGTATAATAAGACTTTGATTGATGCCTATAATGGTAATACTAAGGCTATACAGGATAATCAGGTAGAGCAAAAGAGATTACTGACTAAGAAATGGGGAAAAGATGCTGATGCTAATTTTAATGCGGCAACTAACGCATTCAAGAAATATGTTCCGGATCCAGTAAAACAAGAAGCGTTTGGAAAACTTGGGGATAATCCTATTTTACTTGAAACATTCCTCCAAATATCTAAAGGCATGAAAGAAGATACTGAAGAACACGGCGGAGATAATACAAACAAGGATTTGATTGCGGAAATTAAGAAGATAAAGCTTGATGTAAATCATCCTTTTAACAAGGAGAATGATGCTGGACACGCTCAAGCAGTTAAGGATATGGATACAATGTATGCAACTGCATATCCGAAATTAGTGCAAAGTGCTTGAAAACGAGATTTATAGGGATATAATTAATTAAACATAAGGAGAATTAAGATGGCAAGCGCAAAGAAAACAGGACATCCTAAAGAAGATTATCAGGTTGACAAATCAACAGATGCTTACAAGAAATCTGCTGGTCAACTAAAAAAGAAGAAAGAAGATAAAAAGAAATAGATTTTTTTTATGCCAGACAACCCGAAAGGGTCTGGCTGCATCGCTCTAAAGTAGAGCAGGCTAACAGCCTTAAAATGCAGTTAGGGTCTGAGTTGTTCTCAGGTAACCCAAACGATTAATAGAAACATTAACTTTAATTGGAGGGTTATAAAATGGGAACAGAAGCTGAATTTTACGGAAAACAGTACGAAGATAACATTGAACTTGGCTCGCAACAGATGATTGCTAAGTTCAGAGAGAAATGTCAGGTCAAGACCGGAGTTAAGGGAAAGAGTAAGGCATTCGGGTATATCGACAAGGAAGATGCCAGAGAAAAGAATGCGAGGCATTCAAAAGTGGTGTATGATGATCCGAATCACACACGTTGCACTGCGTATCTGAAATACAAATACAAATCCATTATACAAGATCCTGACGATGATTTGAAAGTGTTGGCTGATATTAAGTCTGCATATGCAAAAACTCCGTTAGCGGCTCTTAATAGAGCAATGGATACAGCATTGTTAGTTGCAGCACGTGGAATAAAATACACCGGAGAAGATGGTACAACTTCAACAGCGCTTCCAAGTACATCTAAGATAGCAGTAAACGCAGAGGCTATTACTCTTGCGAAGATAACTAGCACTTTGGAACTGTTCAATGATGCCGATGTAGATGAGAACGAACCTAAGTTCTGGGCTATGGCACCACAACAGTTGTCTAATTTGCTTGCACTTGAGAAGTTAACAAGTTCAGATTACGCTACTTTAAAGGCACTTGTTCCGGGCAAAATAGCAACTTTCATGGGATTTAACTTCACAGTAACAACTCTTTTAGCTAAGTCCAGCACTACAAGATATAACATAGCTTGGGCGCAGTCAGGATTGGGATTAGCCATTGGACAGGACATTGTTGGTAGAATAAGCGAATTGCCAGAGTATCATTATGCTTGGGGAGCTTATGCTTCAATGTTCATTGGTGCTACAAGGGTACAGGATAGCAAAGTCGTAGAAAT